CTCTTCCGATCTGGGAAGAAAAGAAGATGAACGGCGGTATTTAGCCCCCTCCAGCTCCAGAGATTGTCATAGCCCCCTATTAACGATAAAAGACATAGATAGGCATTAATGAATGCAAAAAGCCCTCTATGTGCGTTAGAGGGCTTCTGGTAGCTTAGAATGTTTTGTTATATTAATCGTCTAGCTTATAACAATGCTTATTGGTGAGTTATCTATTAACACACTCCATCCTAAATAAAGCAGAATCAAAGCTGGAATAATCCAGACTCTATCCTTCCATGTGTGAGGAACTCCTCCTATGTTGTATTGTCCCATGCAGTATACGCCGATAAATATCATCATCACGGTGAAGCCACACATAACAATCAACGCAATCGCAAACCCAATTACCTCAAACATATCACTCACCTCTCACCACTCGTCTTTCGTCAATCTCTTGCCAGAACCTTTCCAACACTGTACCACCTTCCATCGTCCAGAATGGCTCACCAGCATTATTGCAGAAATACTCAATCACCCAGACGTTTTGACGCTTAACCCAGTAGTATCCATCCTCTCTTATCATTACTCACCTCTCGCTGTCTTCTTGTTATGACACTGCTTACACAGCAGCTCTACATTATTGATATCGTACATCTCACCACCACGAGCCAGTGACAGGATGTGGTCACACTGTGTGCCAGCAGTAACCCGGTTGTTACGCTTGCACTCCTGACACAATCCTTGGTCCCTACGCTTCACCTTATCGCGTAGTGCATACCACTTACGGTTATTATATGGGTTAGTGCCACGTTGCTGCTGATACTTACCCCATGACGCTAAACCAGCATGCTTGGTGCAGTAACCGTGACTCTCCGTTGTTGTATTAGGACAACCACGCTCACGGCAGCTTTTAGGTAGTCTAGGTGGCATTATTTCCAACTCCTTATAAACCACAACTGAGAACAGATAATACAGGTACATATCGGTTCCCACGGTGCACCAAACCAAGCCAGACCAAACGCCATAGCAACCCAGATCAATCCCCTAAGAACCATAACTAAACTCCATCCAACGCTGATAAACAAACTCGCCCCAATTAAGGAATGTGCCGCGACATGATGCCCATTCATCTTCAAGCTCTATCATGTACTGCGTTTCGAATTCGACTAATGACATTAGCGAGCCACCCCAAAGCAAAAGCCGATAATCATCCCAATCAGCAAACCAAGCACAACGTATATGCCGTGACAGTATTCATAATGAATTTCGACTAATGGTGTTGTCGACTCCTGCTTCTCTTCATAGTCCAGCGGTTGTGTCGGGATAGGATTTTTGCACTTACAGCAACTAACCTGCTCATGTTGTCCAATATGTGTTAGGTGGTCTTTTAATTCGTTGTTCATAATCTTGTTACTCTTGTTTGTTTCGATAACTACATAATAACTATATTTATCCAGAGTGCAAGAGAAATAATCTAGGATTCGTCATTTTCGTCAAAATTCTGCACTTTTCGTCATGGTTGTCGTCACGCTCAGCCCTTATGGAGTAAGGGATTAAGTATATTATAATAATAAATGACGACTAACCCCCCTCTCTCTTTTTCTATTTTTCTATTTTTTTCTATTTTTGCGCCCATTTTTATCGGCGCTGATTCTCAGATATGGGCGTGCGATTCGTCATTTTGGCAAAAAATAGCTTAAGTATATGATTTACATAGAAAAACCTTGACGATTCGAAATTCGTCGAAATATCCGCAACATACGTTAAGTAAATGATTTATATAACAAAACCGTGACGACGTTTTTTGTCGTCAATGACGAATTTAAGCTGATTTAAGCCTGATTTTATCGAAAAAAGAGATTAACACGGCGATTATCAATCGGATTTTTGCACTTTACATTGTGAGTAATTTTGACGAACATATGTGAAACACAGATTCAGGTGGTTTAGTATGAATAAGTCAGAGTTTTTATCGTTACCAAAGAGAAGAGCCGGGATTGATTATTCATTCCTTGTCATAGGGAGAGTGGTCATTGTTCCGCTAAACGGCAGGACAGCATTAAGAGCGCAAAGGAGCTTACTACAGACAGCCAAGCGAAAAGGCTGGATAGTTACAACAAGAATTACAGACGGCACGCTTTACGCATTGAGAGAGGCTTAATAAATGTCCAAGAAGGCTATCAACAAACCAGAATCAAGCGCTTACATTAGCGCATTCATGAAAGGCACAGTAATCGGAGACGCAGCGAGAGAGGCGTCAAACAACAACCAGTTCCCGCTAGAGACAACAACGCTAATTGCTATCGGCGTTGCTAGTCAGATATGCAGCACCGCTTACTGCGTATCAAAGGGAACAAGTAACAGCAGAATGCCTGTCGGCTTGTATGTGCTTGGAGAGCAACCGCCGGGTTCAGCCAAAACCTCAACGCTCGAGTGTCTTCAAGAAGGCTTCATGAACTCAATATCAGAGATAAACAAGAAGCGCGAAGAGGTTAGGAAGCAAATCGCCAAGTCAGAGAAGGACAAAAAGGGCGACCTTGATGATTATGAACTCAAGGAGCTTGCAGAAAACCAAATGCTAAGGCTACCAATGACAGATCCAACGCCGGAAGCGGTTGACGAGTCAATGACAAAGACCAATGGATTGTTTGCTCTATGTAGTACCGAGCAAGGATTGATTAAAACGATGATTGGTGGCGCTTACAGTGATGGCCAGTCAAACAAGGACATTATACTTAAAGGCTTCAATGGCGAGTGGCACGCTTCAGACCGTGTTAGTCGAAGCGGCTTTTTCGGCAAGCCTCACGGAAGCATGATAGCGATAAGCCAAGAAGGCGTGATAGATATGGTCTTAAAGAAATCGGACGGCACAGGGCTTTGTGAGCGCTTTCTGATGATACTTGAGGGGAACATGTTCGGCACTAGAAACCCTGAAATGTACGGAGCTGGAACCTACGACAAAATTAACGATTTCAACAATATTGCCTCAATCATAACTAACCGGATTAAAAAGACCGGGATTGAAGATCTCGCCATGATAAGAATCAGCAAAGAGGCTTATAGACTGGTTATTAATCAAATGATTGATATTGAGCCAAGTCTGGCTGATGGAGAGAAATACTCAACCAGCCTATTCCGTGGCATATGGTCGAAGATGGCTTTCCAAATGTACAAGGTAGCCGCCACCATTCACGTAATGGAGGGTTACGACGAAAACAAAGAGATCGACAAGGACACAATGACAATAGCGATAGCTGTAGTGAAATCAATCCTAATGGGAATGGTTAGCCTTTGTGAGGAGAAGGGCATTTCAGGCAAGAATGTTGAAATAAGCAAGCTTGAGGACTACATGGCCAACAACGCAAAAGGCATATCTGGAAAAACTATGCGCCAGATAAAGGACGCACTAGTCAAGCACGACATTTTCAAGCAGCACGGCAAGAACGCAAGGAACAAAATCGACGATGCTATGAATTCACTACTGTCAAAAGGAATCATAGAGAAGCGCATCAACGGTTCACGCGAAACGTTTATCTACAGGGGTTAATGGATGAAGAGGAACAGCAAAAAATGGAATGAATGGAACGAGCATATCATTTATGAGTACAGCATAAGTGATGTGGAAATAATTCAGGAAAACGTAGCTTACATGAAGAAAACAAGAAAGCCGCTATATCACTACCACCTTGAAGATGAGCTGATAATTGCTTGTGAGGAGCTGGCGAAAAGGTACTTCCTATGATTGACTACAGAAGCCTAGAGCCGTACTTGGTTGACCGTTGGGAGGAAATACTAGGTTTGTACGGAATTGAAGTTCCAAAGATGCGCGGTAAGAACTCAGTAAACCATCCATGCCCATGCTGTGGCGGTGATGATAGAGCTCACTGGAGAGAAGAAGACGGACGGCTGGCACTGTTTTGTCGTAGCTGTGCCGCTGATAGCATGAAATCGCCGGAAGACGTCATCATGTCATGCACTGGTATTTCGTTCTCTGATCTGGTCAAGGATATTGGCGACTTCATTGGTGGCGTTTCTACGGAGGACTTGAGGCGAGTTGAGCATAAGGTAGCTACCAAGCAAAAGCGCACCACCCCGGCAGACCACAAGCAAAGGGATAACGCCGTGGATGTATGGGAAAGCATGCCGATAATACAGAAGCATCCAGCGTTTAATATGTACGGCGTTCAACCGCCTTATGATTGCCGTGTTACTGCATTAGGAGCCCCGGCGTTCGACCTGATTAACGAGAACGGTGCAATTGTGAATATTGCGTGCATTACCAACGATGGCATCAAGTATTTAGCTAACGGCATCTCATACGGCTCATGGCACCTAATACCCCGGTGTGAAGCTAGGATGACTGACGGTATTGCGTGGACCAGTAGCGTAATCACTGCATATCATCACTGGTACAAGACAGGTCAAGAGGTACGGGTTACGTTTAGCTATGAGAATACGGCTTGGATGTACAACAGGGGAATAATAAAAAACACAAGCGGGATACTTGATAGTAAAGATGACATGCCACTTGTTGATGAGTCAGACGACAGGAATGAAGTTAGTGATGAGCTAAAAAAAAGGCAGTTGGCGATCTGATATCTAAAAAGTTTTCTTGACATCATTCAATTATAGTTATTTAATAGTTATTGTTCAGTTAAGGGTGAATTTGCCCTTGTCAATTTAGAGGTGTTACCAATGAAATCATTCAAAATAGACGCTCGCGGACTTAAAGCAGCATCAATCACTACAGCAAAAAATGACATACGCTACTACCTAAATGGAATGCTTATTGGCGATGGTAAGCTGGTGTCAACAGACGGACACAGAATGACCATTATCACCCCCAAAAGCAAATCAGACCTAGATAGCATGAAGCCAGAAATTTTTAAGATACTAGGCAGCGTGCCAGCTTCAGCAATCGAGGCCGAGTTTGTTTACCTTAATGACAATTCAGGCGTCATCTTATTTACAAACAGACTCATGTCCAAGCTAAACAAGGTTATCAGGTTTGAAGTTATTGACGGCATTTTCCCGAAATACAAGAGAGTCATCCCGACAGGTGAGCCAAAATCAATGAGTCAAATAGGGCTTAACCTTGATTACGTTGCCGACGTTAAGAAGATAGGGAGCGCTCTAGAATCACAATTGAACGCCGGGGTTTTTGAATACTACGATGACAGCAAGGTCTGTGTAGGCCTCATTAGTCCAGAGTTTGACGCTAAACACATAATCATGATGGTCAGAATATGAAGAAATTTATTGAGCAGGAAGTTAAGAAAGAACTTATTCGTCAGGGGTTGCACGAGAGTCGTGCAGCCTACTATGGGCGAAAATCATCCGAGTACTATCAAGAACAACTATGCAACTCAAAAGATCCGTTTCGGGACTGTTGCAACTATGCCGGACAACTAGCGCAGCAAGAAAATGCCGGTTTTAAGTACAAACAACCAGCAGCAAAACGAGGCTCACGCTCAAAGAGGCCTCAAGAAGCATTTAAATTTTAGAGGTGTTACCGTGAACAAATTTGAACATTTGGAGTTGCCTACAGAGCAATGTATGACATTTGGTAAGCTTACTAACCGACCTTATCAGCAATATGCATTCAACCGCATTATAGAGCACGTAAAATCAAGTGACGCCCCAGCGGTTGTCAAAGCGTCGGTTGGTGCAGGTAAGACGGTTATTATAGCAGGGCTTTGTAAGCACGTTTCCGATCGCAATGGCCGCGTATTGGTACTAAGTCGACAGGGTGAAATAATTGCCCAAGACGCCGATGATTGCTGGCTGGCTGAGTGCAAGAACAGCATTTACAGCGCGTCACTTGGCATTAAGTCAACAGCATACCCGGTTATACTTGGTAGCGAGGGCACAGTGTGGCGCAGCCTTGAGAATGATATCAAATACGATATCGCTTGCGGTGTTCTACCTGATGGATACCTAGGTGTAAACATTGAGGCAGGCAAAGTCTACAATCCATCAAAACTACACGGCATTTCGTTTGATCTAGTTCCTATTGATGAATGTCACATGGTTTCGTTCGATGAGCCAGAAAGTCAGTACATGAAGATCATAGCTGAGTTAAAGCGCCGCAACCCAAAGGTCAGAATTATCGGGCTGACTGGGACTGACTACCGAGGGGTAAAGCCAATCCTTCCTGTACCAGTCGGTGAATTCTACCTAGAAGCAAAGAAGGAGACGCCGATAGATTTATGCGGTGATGATGGCTACTTTTGGCGCGCTCGTCTGTGCGACATTAGTCAGGAATACCTAACAAACAAGGGCTACCTTGTTCCTTGTACGTTCGGATTTGCCCATGATGATGTAGGTTACGATCTGTCTGAATTCAGAAGTGAAGGGAATGACGGCGCGCAAGATTTTACCACCGAACAGATGCGCCAGATGGAAAGGCTCATGGTTCAGGCGGAGACCGCCACTGAGAAGATAATGATTGAGGTAATGGAAAAGACCAAAGCACGCAACTGTGTGCTAATCACGTGCGCAGGGAAAAAGCACTGTAAAGAGGCGTCGCGATTCTTGCCTGAAGGCAGCTTTGAGATCATCACTGAAGAGATGAGCACCAAGAAACGCAAGGAAGCACTAGATAAAGCCTACCGGGGCGAAATTAAGTACCTACTACAAATCGGGTGCCTTACTACTGGCGTCAACATTCCGCTAATTGACACCATTGTAATACTACGCAAAATCGGCTCTCTAACGCTTCTAGTGCAGCTTATCGGGCGAGGCTTGCGTCTGCTAAAGGATTTCCAAATAGACGCCGGGGTGATTAAAAGCGACTGTTTGGTTCTGGATTACAGCGATACCCTAATGGAGCTTAAAGATCTGTATGATGACCCAATTCTAGAAGATGCAGATTACAGCAAGGCACACGATGCAAATGACCTGATCGAATGCCCTAAGTGTGGCGAGATGAACAGTAAATACGCGGTTCGTTGCCGTGGACATGTAGGCGGTGATCGTTGTGATTTCTTCTGGAAATCGCGCATTTGTGAACCGTTCCGCATCAATGGACGCATAGTAAATCATGGCTGTGGCGCTGAGAATGCACCTACCGCAAGAAGTTGCCGCTGTTGTGATAACACACTGATTGACCCAAATGAAAAGCTACTTCGTAAGGCGTATAGCTCGAACGAGTTTAAGCCAGTAGAGCGCTTTACCATGAGACCAACGCCTAACAATGGGGTTATTGTGGAATACCACCTTCCGAATGGAGAAATTGCTAGCAACTTCTATTCGCCGTTTAGCGAGAACAAGACAGCTCAGCGCATTTTCTACAACAAACTCACCAAGCACCACGCTAACACAACAGCACTAAAAGCTGCGGTAAGAAAGGCTAGAAACGCCGGTGAATTGTGTGGATTGAGCAACACTCTGGACACTATCGGCGCTATCACTCACCGCAAGAATGACAAAGGTGAGTCGATTGTAGGAAAGCTAATTCTACGCTCTGAAATGGAACAATCATAAATATAGTTATTTTATAGTTTGCAAATGGTTCACTGTCTGTGTATAGTGAACCAACTAGCTAACAGAGGTGTTAAAAGTGAAAAAACTTAATTTACTAGATGGTAGAGAGGGCATTTCCGAAATCGATCTAACTACAGGTCACTACTACGCCAATATGCCAAACAGTACCTATCACTCACTAGAGGGTATTTCTAAAACTGGACTAGATCTGATTGAGCGCAGCCCGGCACATTACAAATACAAAGTGCCAATAGTGCAGACTCGCCCAATGCAAATGGGCAGTGCCATTCACGCGGCAATACTAGAGCCTGAAGTGTTCAGTCGTGAATACATGATGCTGCCTGAAATCAAGGACCGCAGACAGGCAGAGTACCGCAAAGCTAAGGAGGTTTACGGAGAGGAAAAGGTGTTTACTGGTAGCGATTGTCAGCACATTGCGGACATGCAAAAGGCGGTTTATGCACACCCAGAAGCTCGCCGACTACTCGAGCAAGACGGTTACAGTGAGTTATCAGGCATCGTTCGCGATCCCATTACTGGCGTACTGTGTCGTCACCGCTTTGATAGATTGGCAATTGTTGACGGATGGGCGGTTGACCTAAAGAAAACGCAAGATGCTAGCGCTGAAGGTTTTAGCAAATCAGTTGCGAACTACCGATACCACGTTCAAGCCGCTTTCTACCTTGATCAGTACGAGTGGATTACTGGCGAACGACTAAAGGGTATGAAGTTTATCGCTGTAGAGGAAAAGCCATGTCACGGCGTTGGCGTGTACTATCTTGATGATGGCTCATTGCACATTGGACGTGAAGCGTACCGCAAAAACCTAAACACATACGCTGACTGTTTAAATACTGAAAAATGGGATTGTTACGCGCAAGACTCGCAAATGATCTCTTTACCAAATTGGGCATTGGCTGCCTATGAGAATGAATTAGAAGATGGAGGTATTATCTAATGGCTGATGTATCACAAGCAATGCAAGCAAAGTCTGATCAGCTCAACGCTGTGGATATCATGGGGTGTGAGCCTATCATCACCATTCGTGATGTAGTGGTGCGTCAAGGCGATCAACCAGTGTCTATCTACTTTAATGGCGACAACAACCGACCATGGAAGCCAAGCAAGGGCATGATTCGTATTCTTGCTGCAGCATGGGGGAATGAATCTGCGAACTGGATCGGAAAATCCGCACAGTTGTACATGGATTCTAGTGTTATTTACGCCGGGAAAGAGGTTGGCGGAATTCGAGTTCGTGCGCTGTCTGATATCAACACTAACGGTATGGCGTTTATGTTGACACTGAACAGACAAAAGCGAGTTCCTTACCCGGTAGGTTATTTATCTATGGAGTTGCCAACCTACCCGGAGGATAAGTTTAACGCGGGATTTGAAACTATGGTTAGCTGGATGAATGAGGGCAAAAGCCTAGAGCAAATCGTCGCGCAATGCCAGAGAACCGGTCAACTAACGGAAGAGCAGTATAAGCGATTACAAGAGGCTGCCCCGGTGGTAGCTGACGGCGACGAAGAGTAAACAAAATGCATGGTTAACTATTTGCTAACCATGCTATAATCAAAACCCCACAGAATAGAGAGCAATAACATGACTCATGTAGTTAGCGGAAAACTAAGAAAGCAGCCATTTGTAAAGCCGGGAGTTGGGCAAGACGGGCAATCAACAATGTATATCATCGAACTTGCTGAGGTGATCAAGGACTACCGAACAGAAGAGAAAACATACACGAACTACAAAGCAATGTTCTTTGCTAAAACTCAGGGTGCTAATGACTTTTACTCAAAAGCATTCGAGGAAGGATCTTTTGTTACCGTTGCATCAGAAAAGCTAAAGGCTGAACTATTTCAAGCTGATAGCGGCGTCACTTACGTCACAATGATTATGGAAAACCCAAGACTTGAAGGAGCCTTACCGGTTAGCGAAATGACAGGCTCGCAATCGCAATCACGCCAACAGCAGCATGGAGGGTGGGGGCAACCGCAGCAGCCACAACAGCAGCAAACACAGAGTCAAAGCCAGCCTCAATACAATTATTCTGATGACGACACCCCACCATTCTAATAGCTACACAGGCGGCTTCGGTCGCCTTTTTTCTAGGTGAAATATGAAAGTTAACCCACAAATACCAGTGTTTGGCGACATGAGTTACCGCGGTGACTGCCCGACAGAGGATGTAGAGCAAATCAATTTCGTGTCGTGGCTCAAGCATAATCACCCTGACTATCGTGCGCTATTCATACACCCAAAGAACGAGGGTAAGCGCAAACACAATCAAGTCAACTATGAATCAAGAACTGGAGGAATACCTACCGGAGCCAGCGATTGCATCATACCGGGCTGTCCGACGTTCGTTGTAGAGCTAAAAAGACAAGATCACAAAAAGTCGCAATGGCAGAAAGGGCAGCAAGAATACCTGCTAAACGCCAAGGATAAAGGTGCATTTATCGGCGTTGCTTTCGGATGCGAAGGACTAAAGGAAGCATTTAACACATGGCTAGAGGTGCAGAGATGAGCTACTACAACAAACCACAAGTAACACTGCCAGTTAATCACAGCGATAGGGATGCTGTTTGGTTGTCTGAGCAGCTTTTAAAGTTAAAGCCACAGCATCGTATTACTGCGTGCGTTGGATACTCACAAGCTTATACGGAAGCTTTCACGCTACAGGACGTAGAACATAAAAAAGAGAACGCAGCACGAAAGGCAGCAAACACCAGATTACGCCATTTCGTTAAACGCTGCCTAGATGATGAGCGCGACAAGATCATGAAGCCAGCAATAGAAGCTTATAACCAAATGGAATATCAAGCACAGCAAAACAGCACAAATTTTTCTATAGATTCTCTATGAAAAAGCTTGTACACATAATCTAGTTATTTTATAGTTACCCCATAGTTAAGCGCACCCCACAATTAAGAGAGGTTTTTATGTTGATGAGTAAATACTTTAATTTACCAGTAGGCCAAGGCGACGTTATGCGAATTAATAGATTCTGCATGGTTGATGAGCAAAATGATGGAGTTGCACCATTTGAAGCGGCTGAACACGCAATCAACACGCACGACGCAATGGCTGAAATGCTATGCAATCACCGGGCATTCTTCGAGGGCATTATCGAGCACGCACCAGAAGGAACGCCAGTAGAGCAACTAGAAATGTATCGTGGCTTTGTTCAGCAAATCGATGAGGTGCTAGGTAATGAATAAAAATACCTTAGATGCATGTTGCGGATCTCGAATGTTTTGGTTTGATAAAGAAAATCCGCTTACTGTATTTCATGACAAGAGAAGCATTGAAACAACTCTTTGTGATGGGCGTCAGTTAGTTGTAGATCCTGACGTAATCGGTGATTTTACAAATCTAAGCTTTTCGGATGGGCAATTTAAAATAGTCGTGCTAGATCCTCCTCACCTAAAGAACGTAGGCGAGAAGTCTTGGACATTTCTGAAATACGGCAAACTTCCAAAGGAATTTAAGCCTTATCTTGCTGAGATGTTTAGCGAGTGCTTTAGAGTCCTTGAGCATGACGGAGTTCTAATTTTTAAGTGGAATGAAGACCAGATACTAACATCTGAAATAGTGGCGCTTTCTCCATACCGACCAATGATTGGACACCGTAGCGGTAAGCAACAGAAAACGCACTGGATCGTATTTATGAAAAATGAGGCTATGAAAAATGAATAATCAAGAATTCCGCAACTTTGTTATAAATCGAACCAGCTCATCTAAGAGATCTAGAAACAAAGGCCTGACAATGCCAAGTAAAGAAGATTATTCACGCATGGCCGCTCATCGAATCATTGAGCAACGCCGAGAAGATAAAGAACTGGAGCGCCTGTATGACCTCAACTGTTACTAAAAAGACACTAAGCGAGCGCTTTCAGGATTGTGAGCGCTCACGAACTAAAAAATGGTATCAGCGCCGAGGCCTTGGTCATCTTCTTCATAAATTTAAGAGAGATTAAGTGAATGAACACAGAACACAAAAGCAATACACCATCCGAGATTCGCGATCTATGGCAAACCCCAAAGTTTGTGTTTGATTTCTACAACAGGCGTTTTGATTTGAAAATGGACGTTGCATCTAGTGATCAGAACAAGCTTTGCGACATGTGGCTAACTCAGGAGGACGACGCGCTAAATAGCAATTGGTCAATTTGGGGTAATTGGTGCAACCAGCCATACAGCGATATCATGCCATGGGTGCAAAAGGCTGTAGAAGAGATGAGGCGAGGATGTTTAACAGTGATGCTCATCCCGGCTGATACGTCAGTTAAATGGTTTAAGAAGGCATTTGAGCACTGTACAGAGTGTCACTTTATATCAGGCCGACTATCTTTCATCAACGCAGACACACAGAAGCCAGTAAACGGAAACAACAATGGATCGGTAGTGTTCATATTCGATCCTAAATCGCCAGTTAAACAATCTGTCCACCTTATTGATAGAGATTCAATGAAATGACAATCACAACAGAGCAAAAGCAACTCGACGCGAAAGAGTTCACAAGCATGCTAACTAGTTGCTTACTGTCGGCTGAGTTCAACAGTAAGCAGCCAAACAAGGCAATTAAGCACACTCTAAGATGCGTGGAATCGCGCGTAATCAGCCCTAGAATAAAAGCAGTGTGCCAGCAGGGAAGAAAGCAAATATTCCCGCTAGGATGGCTACAGAAGCAATTAAACAACGTGTCTCGTATTGGTGGCTTATCACCTGACGAGTTTCTAAAAATTGGAGCGTCATTATGAGCAGCGATAACAAGGAGCTAGTAAAAGGCCTTAAATACGACCAAGAAAAACCGCGTTATGATCTGTTACCCGCTGGCGCCATAGACGATATGGCTAAGGTGTTAACGTTCGGCGCTGAAAAGTACGCCGCAAACTCTTGGCAAGATGTGGATTGCGGGCTGGAGCGCTACAGGGCTGCTTTACTCAGACACGCCTTTGCAATTCAGAAAGGCGAGACAATAGATCCTGAATCGAAGCTGCCACACTCAGCACACATAATGTGCTGTGCGGCATTTATTAACGAACTGGAGCGAAACTAATGCAAGAATGGTATCTGAATATGATATGGCGGTCTGACAGGCTTCAGGATGCTAAGAACTACGCCACTATGGCAAAGGTTGTCTTGGATGTTGGTGAATGGATTCGCAAAAAGTACATAGAGGAAAAGGGCCAATGATGGCCCTTTATTTATTGTGCGTAACCAAGAATATCACTGAGTGAGTCTAGCAGTGTTAGTGCTATCTCCGTATTTGCAGCGCCGAAATACTCAACGCTAAAGAGCAATATCAGCAAAGAGACAATAAGAAGCAGTGCGCGCTTAAAGCTAAACTTACCATCAGCAAAAATCCAGCTCTTCAGGTTTGGACCAATTGCAGCTATCAACCTTACTATTCCAGTATATTTAGTCATTGCTACCACCTCGCCTTGCCTGTTCTGGTGTCGATATGCACCCAGCTAGAATATAAGCCAATCCCGTAAGTTTCAGGGAATGTATCATCAATGAACTCAAACACCTTAATCGGGGAAACTCCCTTTACTTTGATATCAGCGGCGATTCCATAGATGTGCTTTGAGTTTGGCGCACCACCTACATTGTCGTTATGCTCAAGGCATCGATATCCTGAAGTTATGATGACTGGCGATTTGAACTTTAGTCTAACAAGCTCTAAGACTGCAATTAGCTCAGGGCTATGAACCTCCTGACCGCAGTGTTTGCAAGCCAACTCCTTGCGTTGAAAGTTCTTACTCATGCTCACTCTCCAGTACGATCCACTCGCTAGGAATATCGCTACAACTCATCCACTTTGCAACGTAAGGCTTTTCATTTGTTTGAACGTAGCATTGTGGCTCCGTGAATGCATCAGATACCACCCAATAAAGCGCCGCAAAGATAAGCAGAACGGCACCACCATCTAATAGTTTCATTGTGGGGACTCCTATTTAGTTAACCCAGAGTAATTATATATCAGATAGCTCTCTTTGAATATCGGCTTTTAATTGGGCGCAATCTCCAGACTCTCTCGCTGTAATCATAGACGCAACGTAGTCAAGGAAAACTTCAAGCTCATTGTAATTGTGAATACTGGTTCTAATGAGGTTAGTTATCATGTTTATTTGAGTAGGTGTAGCCATAAAAAATCCCCACATGGTTAGTGTGGGGATTAGAGAGGTGTTTGTAACGTCTCAACTGGCTAGGGAAGTTACGCTGTTATTCTAACCTCATTGCATACTCAATTCAACACGATCAAAGTCCAAATCAGTCAGATCGGGACAAAAGTAATATCTGGTGAACCTCTTATACCGCTCCTGATCGAGTTCATTTTCGCTGCCGTATCGCTTAAGTAAGGCCTTCTCAATGCGGATAGCAATCTGAGGGCTGACGTATTGCTTTTGTTTCACATTGGATATCTCTTGAGCGGATAAGCCGGGCACCAACATCTCAAGGTTTTTACGTCCACCAACGGCGTTAACGACCTCTACCATGCGCTCAACCGAAATTAGCTTTTCGTCTTCTGTCATATCGCGGTGAATGCGTACCTTTTTAGTCATTTCTCTGTGCTCCGTTTGCATTTCAATTATCGTTATATTATAGTTACCTAACGGTTAAGTCAAACAGTAATTACAGAGAGGGATAAATGGCTAACTCAAATTCAATTAAATTCGTTAGACCAAAAATGACAGTAGCAGCAAGAGATTCAATTGACAGATTATGTGCCGAGCAAGTAAAAGAAAACCCTAACATTACAAATAGAAGTGATGCAATTGCAAGTGTTGAGTCTGAGCGAAATAGAATGCTGTTTGACATTGCACTGCTAGAGAGTGATTTGACGTCATCAAGAAAGCACATTGACGCGGTGCGTAGAGTATCAAGCTACTATGAGAGGTCGCGCAATTCATGGTTAAGCCGGTGTGGCGTATCGGTAGGGGTTAACGTTGCAATGCTGATTTATATCGCGTATTCAAATAACTGGTTTATGTAGCACTAAATACACAAAAGAAAAGGCCCGTAATTGGGCCTTTCTTATATGCACTTTCTATTATCCATCCACCTTCGCGCTAAGTCGCTCAACTGCTAGTCGGGTACTTTTAAGCTCTGTAACAGTCTGATTAAGCAAATCGCTAATTTCAGAGTTATTGACTGCATTGGTCTTTTGTTGCTCCTTTAGTACAGCAACGTCAACCTCAACCAGCTTTAATTCTGCCGACTTGACGCGCGTGTACTTCTCTACGTTTGTTATCCTTCGCGTATTATCACTGGTGGATTGCTGGGTGATAACGAAAGATGATGATATTGTCATCGCTGCAAGTGCCAAGCTCACAGCATTTTGTTTTAACCAACTTGACGGCTCCATTGTGGGGACTCCTAATTTTATGGGATGAGTTATTGTATCAAGATAAATAATAGCCCTCAATTAAGAGGGCTACTAACTACTTTATATGCGCACCAACTTTCACCAACTCCGGCGCTGCCCATCCGCCAGAAGATGACGATATTATGGATAGTTGAGTGTCACTAACTATATCCACCCACAAGACGGCACTGTCAGAACCTGAGTTTATTGATAGCACTCTTAGACTTTCGCCAACAGAAATTATAGAACTGTCAAAACTTACACTAAACGTATGCACTTCGCTAGCGCTCGGATAGTTTACCTTTGCTGTGAGCTGTATATCTATGGTTGTTGATATTCCAGAGTTTACAGTTATAGTCTGCCCATTAGCAGCATTGCCAGAGTAGAGCGTTTTTATTGTTAATCTATCCTCTAGGTAATCCTTGCGAATCAATGACGGACCTGTGTTTCCTTGGGCGCTTAATGACTCCGGATTATTGATGTAAGTGGCACCTACCGGTGATAGATGCAGGTTTCCAATTCCATTTGCAACATAAAGATCTGAGTTGCTACTCGAACTATAACCAATATAGCCAATATCAGAGTTATCACCCTGCTTGTATCTTAGAATTGGAGCCGCTGAGACTCCATTTAATGTACCCTTTAGTGTTACTGCATCACCGTTGCGGGTGAAAATGCCCTGACCGTTGACTGACACCCCGGTTTCTATGGTAGATATTTTTGCGTCATCATCGTAGTGCAAGCTTGTACCGCTACCGTAAGTCCAAGTTATTTGGCTTTTTGGCTGAGACCCGTCACCTAAAGTGGATTGAACCGCGCCCACAGCGTTAGCTTCTTGGGTTATCTTTATTCCCCTATTGACCGCCTGATCTGTAGATGCCATAGCAAAAAACACCGGGCCATTAAGTGCATTTATAATGCTTATTCTCTGCCCTTCTACGGTGCAATCACCTGTGATTAGCGCGCCATAATCAGCGGTTTCAAATCTCTTGGTGTTGTTATGCCACAACTCAGAAGCGCCACCTCTAACAGATCTCATTGATGTAAATGGGTTATTCCCACTACCATCAGTTGAGATTAAGTATCCAGCATCTGCCGCCTGACGCAAAACAAACCCTTCAGCGGACGTCCTAGCGTGCACATCTGCCGGATCTGTGCTTGCTGTATTGTGCGCTATTAGCTCAACGCCGCCATTATTTTTAACATCAAGACCTGTCGCACTTGTTTCTGCCCTTACTTCTCCTGAGTACTTAAGTTCAGTTATGTCAAAGTCAGCGCCTGAGTAATTGAGGAATGACTTTACTGTGTCCAAGTTGGCAAACTTCAATTCACTATCATTTGTCGTGTTATTCCTGAATGGTATTGTGGCGTAACTAGGTATAATTCCGGTATGTCTATCCTTTGACATTTTGACGGTATTTACCGATATGTTGTTATCTCCGTCTAAAGCTGGCGCTCCGATGTCGGCAGCCGTTATTACTGGAGCAGGTCCGGGCTTGCCATTTACTGACAACACGCCGCTAATTGAAGTTGGTATAATGCTCCATGTATTTTGCGGAGTGTCCCAGAAGATCATATCACCATTTTTTACGGTATCGCCTGATAACTGCCCACCAGTAAATGTGTAAGTGTCATTGTGGGATGAGAACTCAATAATCCAGATGGTGTCACGCACAACGGCGCTAACATCCGGGTATTCTTGGCTTGATGTTGGGGTAAACAATCCGCCGGAAATAAACGTTTGATTGGCGTTGTATTTCGCCTTTTCAGCCCAATGCAGAGCTGAGTATTTCCCCGTCTCAACCGGTGAATCCTCCGGGTTGGTCGCCCACTTCTCGGCCAAGTCTGCATTGGTAACAGTCTCTCCAGCAAGAGTCACCACCTCTGCGTGCTTTGAAACAACGTCAGGGTACTTAACCTGAAAGTCACTGTAATTAGTTTCAAATATAGGGTAGTTAGAGCTGAAATACTGATACATTGGAGTGATAGCAGTAAGAGATGCATTAGCGCTCTGAGCATCTGATGACGCACTCTGGGCGCTATTCTCTGCATCAGATGCGGCTTTTTCCGCCCTAGCGGTAAGTGTGTTGAACTTGTTTATTAATTCATCACTGAGCGATGGGGCTACACCAATAAGCGTTATCAAGTCCTCAAGATCTGACGCTTGAGTATCGCTGTTAATAGTCACATTACCATGAATGTTAAATTCTGGCGTTGATACCTTAGTTGCCAGCTCGTAGCGGGCAAACTCAATGCTTATGCTATACGTTCCGTCAGCGCCGCATCTAGCAACGGATTCAGCGCCGGGAATTATTTCACCGACCGCTGTCACCGCTCTAAATCTAATTTGCGCGTTTGATGCTGGCTGACCTGTTACTGGTAGCGACAATTTTCCTGATATTACTAATGGCATTTTGTAACCTCTCTTGATTGATATTTTGTATTTTACACCCTCGCGCCCCTTATGGGAACGCGGAGCCTCTAACAAAGAATTGTGGAGCAACGGAAGACGACAGGCTTTTAGAGTGCCCTATGTACTGTCCCGAGCTTGGCCCTGAAAGTATCTGCAAGGTAAACGTATAGTCATCACCGGGGTTCATGTTCTGAGCAAAGCTTGGTGAAGAATACGCAGTTGCGATTGTCTCTCTCCCACTGCCGTTAACCCTCTCGTAAATCTGAGCGGCAACCGAGCCATTCCTTAGAATTCTAGCCCCGAAGTTGATAAACCAAGAGCTCTCAGGACTACTTGACGTAATACTGTGATACATAGGTATAGGTGACAGGTAAAAAACTCCTGATTTAGGGTTGCCGTTCCTGCACCTTACGGTGGCAATTGTAACCCACTGGCTGCCAGAAGTGCTCTTGTTTCCAGTGTCGATGCTCATAATCGTAGATGAAACAACGTCGCCGATGATTTTGTCAGCTTGAACTGTGCCGGTAAAACTACCGCTAGCTGCCGCTAGTGTTCCGCGAAACACAGCGCCACTGTTGAACTCTGCTGAGCTTCTTGTTAGCTGAAATCCAGTAGCTCCAGCAACGTAGTTATCGGATTTCATTGTGGACGCTTCAATGGTAGCCCCTTTAATTAACCCGTTACCGTGATCTGGCCTGCCATCAAGAAGAAATGCCGGGTTATCGGTCTCATCACTGGCAATGTATGGCGCATAAATCTCGATACCTATTAGCTTTTCTACCAGAGTTTCAACAAGCCCACTCTCTCTAGTTGTCTTTACCGTCTTTTGCACCCAGCCTGACTTACCGTACGAGTTGACCGCTCGAATCCAGTAGTAGTAATAATTATCAGGAGTTAATCCGCCCTGATTCCAGCTTGAAGCTACCTCATCAGGCTCTCTACTAGCAGGAGGTGGATCTGCTTGTTGCGTCTCATCAACATAGAACTCGAACAGCGTGCCAAATGGAACAGAGCCAAGCGTGTAACCCGGCACCAAATGAATAGACCAGTTTGACGCCTTAATGCTAACAACGTCCGGCGTTTGCGGCTCGCTAATTGTAATGGTCATTTTTGTGACTGTAGACTTAGCGCCATTAACCGCAACGTTTTGCAGCTCAATATCATAATCACCAGCCAGCCTACCGTTTAATGGAAGCTCTGAAGATGGGAAAGGCACCTGTGCAGACTGCACGATAAACCCGGCACCGTCTTTTATAATGACATTTGTGTAGGATATCTGGAACACTGTATTGGTCCAAGATATAACGCCTTGAACCACATCACCCACAGCTTGCGCTGAAAATAAAGGGTTAGTCGGTGCTGGAACTCCGCCAGTAGGCAGATCGATTAGCGGCGGCGGAATTACTGGACGCCCAACGGCATCATTATAGAAGCTTGGCATATCCCTACGAACAACAAGAGAAACCCCGCCATCAATGGAAAATTCCCAATCAACGACCATGAATTCAGTTTTGTTAAAGCCTATCGTTGGTAATGAAAGGTTTATCATTGTCCCCGGAGTAGCTTGGAATCCACGAAGGTTACATGGTAGCTTTATTGTCATACCAAGCCTACTACGCTTGAGCGCAATATCAGCTAGTCGCTGAGCTTGCCATCCAGACTGAACGTAGTTTAAGTCAAAGTCCATGACAATTTGCTCACCGTCATCAGCAACCCATCCATCGACCTTAACTTCTGGGTAGTCAATCTCTGTGTAATTCTGACTTGGATCGACAAATGTTCCGCGAACAATGTTAAATGATGAGCTTCTGTCTACTTCCGGTTGAATCTCTATTCCGTCAATTATGTCATCTTCTGTGATTTCTATAAAAGCCGGGCCGTAGTACGCAGCAACGCGTAGACCTATGCGACCACCAACACGAACCCACTCACCGCCACAAGAGGCAAGCATCTTATCAAGCACGCTAGCTGGAGTGTCTGAATCATCAAACTCACAACCTATTCTATATCTTCGCTCACTACCTCCAGTGGGAACAGATATCTCCTCATCACATATGTTCGCTGCTTCCTTAAAGGTATCAAGAATTAAATACTCATCCTCCCAGCCTTTAAGGCGCAAGAAGTGAAGAATACAAAGCGCCGGATTGTCGGACCATTGCACAGCGCCAGTACGAATATCTTCAACCTTAAATCCTTCCTTTTCCATAGTGATGTTTGGTAGCCCGCTAGGGAATTTCTCTTGATCGAACTTCAATGAGACTCTAGACCAAGCAATATCCTTACCAATCATACTACTGGTCCAGCCGGGGCAGTTAGCCAACAGGAATGGATCAGCATCGTTTCGACCTTCAGGATATGCCGCAAACGATGAGTTATCAGGATAGTTTGTGATTGACTCCTCATTGAGCATAACATTGCTAATTGAGTTTATCTTGTGCCCGGCATTTGCTAGAACTAAGTGAATCCACTCGCCATCGGTTTGGTCCCCCTGTTCTTCCTGTGCAAACACAAGCAGCCCAGATGATCTAGTCCTTCCGTATATGTAGTTTTTTGGTGCCGAGCTTGAGCGTAACACCTGCTTGCGTTCTGCTGGCTCCTGACTTGCGCCTTTAGCTTTCTTTTGGGCGCTGTACGCGTATGCGAATGACGCAGCGGCAAGGGCAACGGTTGCAACCGTACCCCAGCCACCAGCCGCTATAACTACCGCACCTATTGCTGCTGCCATTATTTAATTCTCCAACATATTGTAGATTCTTCGTTCACGATTGAAACTCCGCTTTCAGTGGTGGCCCATTTTCCGCCAGAGAACTGTAATGCCATTATTCCATTGCTTAGCATGTGAACGTCACCGCGACCAGCAAGCGCCGGATTGATTCGCTCGAAGTACTTATCAAGGGTATCTTCAATTGAACCGTACCTCTTCAGTGCCTTGGCCGCTCCAATCTCTGTCTTGTACTTGCCGGAATAAGGCTTGTAAACATCAATCTTAGTTTGAATTTTAATTGCAGTTGCCACGAACACGCAACAATCAAATGAGCCCCATTCAAAAGGAGTATCCCGATTATCTCGTATGTAGCTAGAAATCTCTGTTACTGTTGCAGTGTCCATAAAAAAGCCCTACGCGTTAACATAGGGCTATTGTAGCATGGATGGTTATTATGTGGTTAGTACTCCACTTTCTTATTCTTGCTTACCTCGGCTTTGATGACCTTAGCGCCGCAGTTGTATTTGGATTCAAGTTGACGTATTGCGTCGCACTTACATTTTGCGCTAGTGTACGAGTCCCAGCGCTTGCCGTTTTTCTCTAGGGTTACTTTCCAGACTTGCATTTTGCAGCCTCCGCTAAGTCACGAACGATTGCCATAAAATCGAACCATGAGAATTTGCCATTTAGGTACTCACGATTCGCTGCGTTTGCTTCTTGCCACATTTCTTGCTCGGTCATAGTTGCTCACCTCGTGCCTTGGCTAGTAAGGATTCAATTTCATCATCTAACACGTAGTCATTTTTAGCTACTCCGACCCTTTCATCTAGAATATTATTAAGCATTTCATACATCTCTGGAGCCGCTGCTATTAGGTGGGCGTCATTAACGTCATATACATGGTCAACTACGCATTCACCTTCTTTTGAGTAGCAGATCTCGTGTTGAGATATCTCTGGGTTGTTGTGGTGTTTCCCAGTGTGATTTACCCACCACTCGCCCTTAGTAAACTTAGCTTCACTCATTTTTATTTCCTCTCTCTTTAGGATGAGATAACTATAATAGAGTTATGATAGTTATTCAATAGTTATTTTATAGATATTTAAAAACCCTCCGAAGAGGGCTTGATTAATTATAGTTGAATCCGGGTGCGTCCTTGGATGAGCCCCAGTAGATGGCTCTTTCTGACATTTGAGCTGTAGCCTGAAAGAAATCATCGCCCGGCTGTTCTGCTTTGTGACTTTCCGGATCAAAGCGTCTGGAGCCTTTACGCTGCCAGTCAGCCAGTCTATCAACCACCTCAACCTCAACTGACATTTCAGAGCCGTAAGCAAACCTCTGAGTGGATACCCGGCCAGCAAGTAGTATAGAAGCGCTTGTAACCTGCAAATCATCATCAAGCGCACATATCATCATTTTTACTTTACTTCCTTGTGTGCGCTCGTTGAGAGTCTCTGAAACCAACGTAGGATCCAAGCCACTCATTGATATGTTCATGGTTGACGGTCCGTTATTTGCTGTTTGTCTTACTGGATCGATAGCCCCAAGCGAGCCAACGCCGATATATGTCCGCCCGTCAATGGTGATAAATCCTACGCCAGTATGTGCCCTTACTGGAGCTGACTTGTAGAGTATCTCGACAGCAATTACTAAGCGCGGTGTGTCGCTGTTCATTTCATCAATGATGGTGTTAGAGAATAATTGCACTGTCATTTGTATATTGCCTCGCTAAAAACTACGGACTCGAACTCACCAAAACCAACGGGCATATTTGATACGCCTATACCGTCCGCGTCCATTGTTGCAATCATGTACGGTCGCTCTGTCTCAAGTAAGGCCCCATTAGGTGGCTGCTTTCTTAGTGGCGGGTTGAAAGTGATTGTTGCTATCCCCTGGTCATCTGTCCACACGTCTTCCATAACCTCTTTGAGCTCATTATTCACCGTGAACAGATCGCCCATCTCTAGCACTTTTTGATTGGCAATCCATCCAATAGTAAGGAGTCGTTTTCCTGTTTGTCCGTCACCACTAACGGAAGGCGCGCCCATTGCTGGGCGTCCATCTCTACTGTGGTCATAGATTTTAACTGCCTCAGCTCTACCACTGAGGCTATTAAGGAATGTTTGCAGTATTCGCTTATTGCTACCCTGTAACAAATTAAATGTCATTTCGATTTGCCAGCGAGCGCCCGGAGCGATAACGTTTTGATTAACCCCGGTCATACTGGTGAATCCGAATGTTGGGCTGTTTAGTACGACTTTGTTTGTGGCGGGAATTAGTCCCGCCGGGAATTCTCTATAAGACATAGTTAGTTTCTCCTAGCCATTTTAGCTATGTTGCCATTAGACTTGAAGTCCATAGCAACCATAGTATACGCCTGTTGTGCGCTTGCTTTAAGCTTTCTATCTAACTCCTTATCTCCAGTCGTACCTCTAAGGTCGACAGTGACGGACATGCCACTTGAGCCGTCAGATATCATATCATCTATTTTGCGCCTCTCAGCTTGTGACTCTACGTATTCGCCACCTTTTAGTAGGTACGTTTGTTCGCCGTTGTTTTCTGGGATAGCACCACCACCATGAAATACGCCAGCAATAGTTTGACCAGCAATCGCAGCCGCTGATGCATAACCAAGACCACGAACCACTTCAGCTGTAGCCACTGCACCCATACCTAAAATACCAGCATCATGCGCAAGTACTTGAGAGTAAGCCAAGTTAGCTGAAATCATTGCGTTAGCAAATGCCGAGGCTTGATTTAGCAGGAACATGGCCTTGTATCCTGAGCTTTGCTCATCCATAACGGCAAGTAACGCGCTTGAGAATGACTCGGTTGCAGATAGTACCGCTTGCATTGAGGATACTTCCGCTGCCTCTTTTGCCTTAGCGTACTTCTTATCTAGGTTTGCCTTGGCCGTCAGATATTCATCGTAATCACTAAGGCCAGTTTGAAGCATTTCAAGTTCTCTAGCGTGCTGCTCGTCTAGGGTTTCCGTTTCTAGATCCAGACGCTCAGCAAGTGATTCAGCTAATGCGGCGTTTTGCTTAGACAGATTGAGCGCGTAAACATCAACCTGATCTGTTTCACCGTACATCTCGCCAAATGTTTTTTGTATTTCGTTATTTGCTTTTTTGTCCAGTTTTGGGGTGACAGTCAGCTCTAATGGTTTAGACTCCTCAAGCTCAAAGCTACCATCTGGAAGCTCGACAGCGTTAACGCCAACGCCAAAACCTAGGTTATATTGTCTTTTGAGCTCTTCTTGTTGTTTAAGTAATTCCTCTAGCCTTTCCTCACGGCGCTTTATTTGATCGTCAACAACGCTTCCGCCCATGAAATCATACCAAGCGTCACCATCATCAAGCTCCTCAAGCTCGCGCCTTGTCGCTTTAATTGCATCACTGACTTTTGCCATGTCACTTATCAATTGTTGCTCGGTTCCCTTCTGCATTGAGGCCCAGAAGAAAGCGACATTTTCCCCCGCCTTTATAAAGTCGTCAGAGATGCCAGCTAACGCGGTTGCTAGTGCGTTATTCATATTGTTAACGACCAGCTTTGAGACCGTTAGCATTTCGTTTAACTCTTTCGTGGTCTCTTCATCAATCGTCGTTGCCAGACCGGAAAATCTATCCTCTAGTTTTTCTAACTGTTCAGCATTGTTTGTTAGGAGTGGGAGAAGGTATCTAGCCTCAGAAGCCATTCCCTCTAGTGCGTGATTCATCTGTTCGGAACTAACCCCGGCTTCTTCCATTTGACGAACCATTTCAACCAGAACGTCACGACCAGATAGCTTTTGCAACTCTAGTGCGGTAGCTCGTGCCTCTTCCTTGGTCATACCCATAGCGTCGGCAAAGTCTTGGAAGCCACCACCGCCAGTGTTTAGGAAGTCACCTATCTTTTCCTCAGTATCGCCAAGAATTGAACCGAGCTGATCCATGTTGGTTCCGACAGTCTGAACAGCGATTGCCATGTTATAGAATTCTTCAACTGTCTGACCTGATGCTTGAGCATATCTCTCTAGTTCTTTTTGTTGATTAAGCGCCGCAGTTGAGGCGGCGATGATTGCCGCAGATGCGACGGTGAATGATGTTTTAGTTTTATCCGCGAATTCTGACGCAGATTTAGACATATCACTAAATGAGCTCTTTGTTTTCTTGCGTGAGCCTTCCAGATCAGACCTGTACTGAGCACTGTTTAACCCTAGCGTTACTAAGAGTGATTTTAAAACTGCCATAGTTAACCCTTATTTCCTCTGAAAAGCTCCATTAAAAGAGCCTGCGAATTTTCTACTGATATTGTATCAGGTGTAACAGAGCTTTGCTTGCTCGGCGTTTTCTTTCCACCTGACGCCAATTCATTCTGCATTGCGAATCGGACAGCCCACCTATCAAGCTCGCTAACCGGAAACTCTTCTACCATGAAAAAAGGGTAGCCGATTGTTTCAGCTACCCTACCGATTAACTGTTCGTACGGGTTGTCCTCTAGGGCTTTTTTTTTGATTCAATTGATTCAAAGATCACAGCGTTTACATTGCGACACGCCGTGAATAAGCGGTTAGAAACCTCAACAGGAAGCATTTCAGAAAGCGTTAAAACATCACTGTGAGAGGCGATCTGTTTGCCTTCATCATCAACGCAACACGCTACGATAAGATGCTCCGCCGGAAAGTCTGGGAACTCATTCAGACCATCACGGTATCCACTCATGCGCCTAGCGTTAAGCTCACGAACAATTATTTGCGCATCCTCGCCCAGTTCTGGGACTTCAACAACTTCCTGTTTTAGCTTTGATTCGATGCATGAGAGTGATTTAAGTACTGCCATTTTAACCTCGTGGGGAAGTGGGCCTTACGGCCCAGCAAGTTAAGAAACTGATGTTACTGTTAGCGTGCCGTTTGTCCCAGCCACCACGCCGCCGACTTTAGACACTGTAAGCGTATCGTTTTGTTCGTAACCTAGACCGCCATGATCGACAGACTTAACGGCTGAAATTGTGTTGCTAGCTATAGTCACTGTCACCATAGCGCCAACGCCATCACCGGAAGTGATAAAGTCTTTACCTTGTTCAAGCTGGTAATCACCATCTGACAAAGTGAATGCGCCGCCACTGGTAACGCTGAGTGCTGAGATTGAGTACACCTTACCCTGATCTGAAAATGAAAATGCAGGTTCGCCGGATAGCCGGTAGCTGATTTCGTATTCAATAATCGTGTTACCGTCAGACATTTCAGGAAGTTGATATCCAGAAAGGGCAACGTCAAACACGGCTACGAATTGTTTACCATTTGAGTCAGGCGGCATGACAATTTTCATTGATGCGTTTTTGGTGTTCTGCGCAGCTTGGATGAGCGTGTCCTGATTTGCATCGCCCGGATAAACAGCAAGTCTCATTGTGGACTCTTGCGTATCCTTTAGGCCGCCAACGTATCGACGTGTGGTGTCTTTTAATGTTGTTTGGTCCACGTATGAACCAGTAGCACCGATAGCGCCAAGAGAGCGAATCCCTTCAACTTCTAGGTAGTCACCGGGGGAGCCTGCGATCTTGAAATAAGTACGGGTTCCGGCTACTAAAATTGCGTCAGCCATTATGTAATTCCTCATTTAGTTACGTAACACAGTTATTTTATAGCTAACTCTTGACGTGTGCAAATAATGTATATATAGTTATCTCAGAGTTAAGTTATAGGTAACTAGAATCATGAAATGGGCAGAAGTGCTAACAGAAAATTTAGCGTACTACTCAGGGCATAGCCGTGACGAGCTGGATGCGTCAATAAAGGTTATCGCAAGGCTACCCATTAGTAAGTACGAACGTACGTTGATTGAGCACGTTGTGTTTAATAACAGTCTAGGCATAGTGCTAGACACACTCGACAAGCAAGAGCTTGAAGATGTTTTAAATGAACTATCGGAGAATAACAATGAGTGAATTGAAAGACAGAGACGACACCAAGAATTTAGCTGTGGTTATGCATCGTGCAGATACGCTTGGTCATGAAGTTTGGGGCTTGCTAGATAAAGGCAGACAACACGCCTACGAAAGAATGGCATTGGCGATTGCGGGCGATCTTCCACTACAAAGGGTTTGGGATTTATCAGCCCAACTAGAACAGGTAACTAAAGAGCGTGATGAGCTTAAGGTCATGCTATCTGAATTCATTCCTGCTAATGACTATGAAGTGCAAGATGAAGATGGCGAATGGGTAAACGTGAACTACGGCGGCACGTTCCAATATAACGAAGGCTCGGAGCGGACTGGTTTAGAAGTTGTAGAGCTATTAGCCAAGCTAAACCAATAAACACTATAATCGCCCTGCAATAGTGGGGCCAATAAGGAAAACAAGAACATGAACACATACAACACATACGCAGAAGCGAAGAAAGAAATCACGGTAGAAAACTTTAGTTACCAGAACTTAAAAAAGTGGGTTAAAGACTACTCACATAAAGAGCTAGTAGAGCTTACGGTTTATAGTACTGAGCTTGTGATTCATTTGTGTTCTAGTGACGGCGATGCACAAAAGAAAGTAATCCAAGCTGCTAAAGATTGGTCATCAAATCCATCTGAGGAAAATAGACAAAAGTGTAAAGATGCTGCTGATGCTGCTGATGCTGTTTATGCTGCTTATGCTTATGCTGCTGATGCTGCTGATGAAGATGAATCAGTTAAAGAAAAAATCATCAACTACATTCTTAGTAAATACGATCAAACAGAAACACCAGAAGAGAAAGAGGCTTTTGACGTAATGGCTCAAGACAACGAAGCGGTAGAGGCTAAGGCGGTTGCTGAGTATTCGAAAATCAATCCTAAGAACGGTGAATGGTGGCTGTGTGACCGAGGTGGTGTTGAGGTTGTATTTCTACGTCATGAGGATTCATGGAGGGGTGACACTAATGATAGCTATGAATTCTGTAATGTAAAACCGCTGTGCGAGATGGTAGCTGCACCGACTGAACAACCAAAACCTAAACACACCAAAGAAAAGTATGTGAAGGTTGAGTTTGAACATGAATGGGAATTATTCAAAATGCATAGCGAAGGTGTAAAGTTCTATGTGTTTGATAATGCCCCTACCGTTCAAGACTATAGCCCTATCTTTGATAATTTGACTAGCTTGCTTGTTGCTTCATCTGGCGACCTCTACCGAAAAGCATTAACAGAACTAACAGAGCGTGAGGCGTTTATTGAGGTTTGCATGGCTAGCGCAGACCTAAGAAAGCGAGATGGTGCAGTTGATGTTTACGGTCAGCTATTCGACGCCGGATGTCGCTTTAGTAATTCAAACTAGTAGATGGTGAGTGGGTATGAAAAAAGTAGTTAGCTTTAGCGGCGGCAGAACAAGTGCTTATTTATGTTACTTAATGAAAAAGATTCATGGTGACAATGTTGATTTTATCTACATGGACACAGGAGCTGAACATCCTAAAACGTATGAATTTATTAGAAGAGTTAATGATGAATTTGGTCTTAATCTTACTTGCTTGCGTACCGATTTTTCTAGCCCTCTTGGTGCTGGTAATGGTTTTGCAATCGTTGACATTAATTCCATCGGTCCTGATTTAAAACCATTCAGTGAGATGATCGCTAAATATGGAGTTCCTTATATTGGCGGTATGTTCTGCACGGACAGAATGAAGCTGGTCCCATTCACTAAATACTGTCAGGAAAAGTACGGGCGAGGTAATTACGAGATATGGCTAGGGATTCGAGCTGACGAGCCAAAGAGATTGACACCAAAGAAAGCCATTAGATACCTAGCTGAAATTAGCGATTTTGAAAAGGATGATATCTTGGAATTCTGGCATGAAATGCCGTTTGATTTAGATTTGCCTGAGCATCTTGGTAACTGTGTATTCTGCCCTAAAAAGTCAAACCTTAAGCTCGCAGCAGCTCAGCGTGACGAACCTGAGTTTTATCATGAGTTTCTAACAATGCTATATGGAAGATCAGTTCGCCACGATAACAAAACGGGTCACTGGTCACAAATGTACCGAGGTAAAAAGTCACTAGAGCAAGTTGTGGCAATGTTCGACGGCTCAACAGGTAGTGAAATAAAGTCTAGAATCCGTGGCGCAAAAATGACGGACACAGGCTCATGCTCTGAGTCGTGCGAGGTTTTTGTTTGTGAAGCTACAAGCTAACCAGGCCATCTTAACTGACAGTATATAGACCAACGCGCCCTACGGGGCGCGATAACAAAGAGATATGAGATATGGAATATTTAGTTGCGTGTTCTGGCGGTAATGACTCAATAGCGCTAATTCAATTTATGAAGGAAAAGGGCCATAGTTTTGGCGTTGTTTACAATGACACTGGATGGTCACGATCTGATTGGCCGGCAAGGATAGCGAAAGTGTCAAATTGGTGCTTTGAAAATGGCATTCAGTTTTTAATTACAAAATCCGAAGGGATGGAGAGCTTAGTTAGGCGCAAAAAAGGATGGCCTATGCCTGCAAGTAAAATGCAGTTTTGCACCCATGAGCTAAAGGAAAAACCCACTCTTGAGCTTTTGAATAGAATAGATCCAGAAAAAGAGTTAACAATCGTTACAGGTAGGCGCAGAGAGGAATCTCAAAATCGTTCCGACCTTCCGCAGTGGCAAGATGAATCACCAAAGCATGACGGGAGAGAGTGCTGGAATCCATTATATCTTCACACTAAAGAGATGCGCGACGAATTAATAGTTAGAGCTGGGTTTGAGCCTCTGACTCACTCTTCTATGGAGTGTTACCCATGTGTATGCGCAAACAAGTCTGATATGGCACAAATGGCAGGGGATGAAAAGCGAATAGCTGAAATTGAGGCCATAGAGATTGACATGGGTTTTACGAAAAACGAAAAACCTAGAACTATGTTTAGACCTTATCGCGCTGGCGGAGGTGTCGGTATTCGCCAGGTTGTTGAATGGGGTTGCGGACCTAGAGGATGGAAAGCGCCTTACATTCCAGAGGCTTATCAGTTTAATGGTAATTCAACGAGCGAGGAAAGTGACATTGCATATGACGATAACACCAAGGAAGGGAGAGAGTTTGCTAGACAGTGTGATGGCGGATACTGTGGAAGTTAAGCAATAAACCAACCGCGCCCTACGGGGCGCGATAACAAAGAGAGCTGAATTATGAGCAAAGAAATTAAGATGAGTGATAAGGCAATGTTTGCAAATCCTAAGAAGTCAGGTAGGTGCAATATTATTGATGGATATGGGGATGATATCTGCAAGGCATCTGGTGAGTACGAGCGTGATGCAATATTCAAATGCATTACGACACACGACCAACACGTACAACACATTGCTGAGTTGGAGTGTTGCATGAGAGAACTGGTGAGTCAATTTGATGGTGAATTTAGTAATGAATATGACTACATAGTAATACGTGAAGCCAAAAAACTACTAGAGCAATCAAAATGAGTAATACACTAGGTATGTCGGCGTTTAGCTTAGAGCTAGCACAAAGCCTTCTAGACCAGACTAGAAGCATTGATGAGGCTTCTGTGTTAATGACCGCTGACGGAGATAAACACAACTGGAAACGATGGAGAGACAAGATAATACGCGCCATAGAGAAGGGTAAGTTAGCAATGTAAAAAAAGGCACCAGTTAAGGTGCCTTTTCTAGTTTATCAACCCTGTGCTCAAGAACAGCAAGCCGTTTAACCGCTTCAGTCCTGTCTATTAGCGTTGACTCAACAATAGTTAGCCTCTTGTCCATCAACCTAGTGGAGTCATAAATATTTTTACTCATCCAACCAAAAACGCTAACAAGAACGGTAAGAAGAAAAACGGCGGCCTTTCCGTACATTGAACTTGCCGCCGACATAAATAACCTACGCTCTAAAAACGATAGTCATTGTCTTGACCTGAGACGCGTACACCTCAACTGAATTTGAATCACCAGATTTAGGTCTCCACAAAACAGATCCGTTCAGGTTCTGCATGTTGTTTCCCTCATCAAAGAAGCTTACAGAAGCTAATCGATCTTCATTCAGATTATGAGTAAACGTAGTCCACGTACCAGCCGTATTTGTTTGCGTGGTAAGCTCTGAACGGTTGTTAGCATAAATCTGAGCATCTGCCTCGGCTTTAGTTTCTAACGTCTGTAGTGCGTCCTTGATGCTCTCGTTGTCAGCAATCGTTGAGCCAGTAAATGCACCTAGGTCAACCGCACCAGCACCAGCGCCCTTAAAATCCACGCTAGAGAAGTCGCCAATCATTGAGCCTTCATCAGAGAAAGACACACCAGCCCGGTAGTGCTTCCAGTCAGTGTCCCATCCTCCAGCCTCTTTCGTTAGCGTGAACATGCCATCTGTGTTGAAATAAAGAATGTGACGACCATTGTCAGAGTCGATATTGTTCTGAATTAGCATCATCCCAACGTAATCACCGGAGGGTAGCGTTGGCGCTCCGATAAATTGCTCGGTGACGTAGTACGATCCTGTGGTCTTGGTTTTCGGGTCGTCGGACTGACCTATACTACCCTCATCCGTAAAGCCGCTTGTTTTATCAACTGAGATCTGGACGCCGTTGCCTACAACGTTAGCGTGCACGTTCTTTCCTAAGAAATCGATATCAGAGGCATCAGCTTTAAATAATGCGCCGTCTTTCTTGATATCGACGCCGGATGTAGTGATAACTGGCTGTGCGTTAAGGTCAGTTGTTCTTGGGTCAATAGTCAGCATTCCGCTACGATCTGTGTGTATGCTCTTGTCTGACTTTTGTATTTTGATATCGTAGTAGTACGCTTTGTCTTGTCCTTTTCCTAGCGTTACTGAGCTAGGGAATGTGACACTATATATGCCTTGTGCGGCATCAACGAGAGCGCCGTCAACGTCGATGATTGCATATCTTGATGATGTATCAATGCGGGCTTGAAGTTTAACTGTAGCGCCTGTTAGGTCGCCAAATTGGGACGTGAATTGCATGACGCAATCGTCGCCCTCATAAACGGAAATATTTTCTTTTGTTGGTAAGCATTCAGACATAAAAAAGCCCCGTGCGTGAGGTGGATCGGCGTGGGGCTATTTGTATGTGGGGAGTTGTCGCTGTGGGGGAGTGTCCGCCAGTGCGCGCCCTGACAGACAATGATGCATCCCCACAATGCAACATAAGTATTATAGCGCATGTAGTTGAATAAAATCTACAAGTTACTTGATCGAAAAACCAACTCAATATCAATAGATGTTTGATAGAAGTCGACATTTCCATCAATACCGGGTAAATCGGTAACGCTGCTAATTGAAATTAGCTGAAAGTCATCTGACTGAGTATTATCCAGCTCTTCGAGTTTAAAGGATAGCGAGTCTAGATCGGTCTGTTTTGTGTCGCAGATAATATCAACTTGAACGTTGCAGCGCCGCAAATCAATTCCACCCTTTACTGGTCCCTCGGTTGGTTTACTGGTTATCATGTAGCTTGCGGCTGGCTTTGTAGCGTCAATCGGTATTCGCTTGTTATGAACATCTATACCTAGCGTGTTTTTGATGAGTGAATATATTTTGGCGCGTTGTGTGAACATGAGCGATCCTTATATTTGTTACCTTGCAAGCTTATCAAGCTCGTATTTTAGTACGTTAGCTGTGCGTCTGGTGACTATATCGACGTTGTTATCCATAGATGGGCGAAGAACAGGAGCCGCATTTATCCCCGGATGATGACCACCACCAGTCGATCTGCCACTGCTAGCCCTGCTTTTCTTACCAAGGGAGTGAGGCTGAACGCCATATTCAAACCAATACGCTAGAACTGGAGCGGTTACATACCTCCCGTTGTAGTACGCCTCGTTGGCTATTGATTCGATTGCTTTTATCCTGAATACGCCTATGCTGGCAATCATATCTGCCCAAGTCGGGTTGCGTGGGGCGCTCGTGCGCAGCTTGATTGAGTCGTGTAGCGCGCCCGAGTTATCGCCCCACTTCTGCCTAACTCCTCTCTGAGCGTCAATCAGGACAGGCTTAGCACCTTCTCTTACTGCTTTTCTTAGCACTTTCTTTTGTGTCACAACTTCCATTGACTTGAGTGCGCGATCAAGCTCATCAAGTCCGGGAACATCAAACTTTACGTCGCCACTCATTGATCTAGCCTCGCAGTGATTATCATACTTCTGTTTTTCTGATCATCTCCGGGCCTTGGTGGTCCAATAATGGCAAGCTCACCAACGCCATGAAGCACGATCCTGTCACTCGCCTTTACGTCACCCCGGTATCGCATCTCTATCGTGTATACCAGCTCTGAGAGTTCGGCGTTGTGGCGCATCTGCTCACGAGAGGACACCGAGCGAGCGTCACACCGAACACCTGATGCGTACTTAACCCATAGCTCTGTTGTATCTCCAACGTCATCAGTGACGGGCTGAAGGCGCATTAAGTCAATTTTGCTTCTTAGTTTTCCAGCTCTCATAATTCACCTACACAGGAATGTAACGATAACGACCAACGAAGTGCTCAAAGCCGTATGGAATGGTCCTAACTTCCTTGTCAGTTGCGGCTTCTCGGTTTTCGTACAGATGAGCAATCATTAGCAGTACGCCTATCTTTAAGTCATCAGACCACTCAAGCGCATTTTCTGGACGCTGATCTTGTGCGGTCTCAGGTGCGACAATAACCCGATTTGTATAGCTCTCAATATGCTTAATTGATGCCTTGATTAGTAGTGATAGGTAGCTATCCTCGCTGGTGTCCGTTTCATCTAAGTATGATTGTTGCTTAACTTCTTCTAGGGTAATAAATTCTGTTGCCATTGGGGTTACTCCTAATAAAAAAGGCTGCCGCAATTGGCAGCCTCTTGGCTTTTAGTTAATTGTTTCTACTTAGCTAGTTTTCCAAGCCAATGCCTTGATTGCCGAGGTGTCTTCTAGAAGAGTGTCAAAGCGGTGGAACGCTAGGAAACCAACTTGATCAGACTCAGCGTAAAGCTCATTTAGGCGCTTAAGCTGCATGTAACGAACGCGGCGAAGGATGAACTTGTTGAAGTCACCATAGTACATGAACTTGTTAGTTGACGCAGCGTTAGCGATTGCCTGATCGATAAAGTACTGCTCGCCAAGGATTGTCGACGGAGCCATGCCAGCAACAGAGGGCAACCATAGCGGACGACCTTGTGAGTCTTCTTGCTCTTTCAGTAGCGCGAATGTCGCATCATTAAATGCTAACTTCGCAACGCCACGGTAAGCAGGATCCACAGAGTGAACTAGTTTGTTAATATCTTTCCAGTTAACGGCCGCGGCAGTTGCGATATTGGTTTTAGCTGTAACCTGCTTATCTAGACCTGAGTTTTCAAGACCAGTACCAGTGCCGTTTACGATGGCGTCAGCTTCTTTACGACCGATACGAGTACCGATGCGGTTTACAAGCAGGCTGTCCATTGCAATCCCGGTATCCTGTAGAAGCTCGTTAGAGATCAGGATGACGTTAGATGTTAGCTTTTTAGCGCCAATTGTCTTTTGACCAAACACTACATCTTGAGTGGTTGCTTTTGTTGCTTCAGCAATAAACGCACCCATATCAGCCGTGCCGTCAGTGGTTGACCATTCAATAGCGCGACCGTCGGTTGTGTTCATCACTTGACAGTTGTTTGCAACGCCGCCGTAAGCCTTCATAGCTTCGATAACGCGAGAGTTAAAATCTGTTGGTACTGTGTAACCACCAGCAGAGTCAGTACCGGTGTTTTGTCCGGCGCGCTTCATAATGTCACGCTCTTCACGCGTCAATTCAGCAAAGCCGAAACGCATTGATTTTTCGAATATTTCACCGTAACGCTTTTCGTCACCGCCAGCAGCATCGTGACGCGCTCGCTCTTCATGCTCTTGCTGAGCTTGATGCTTAGCATCTTCAGCGTCAAGTCGACGCATTTCTTTTGCCATTGAGATCTTATCGTCAAGGTCGCCTAGCTCAGATTGCATTGAGCGAAAGTTTGTGCGCTGATCTTCTGACCAATCGCCATCACCGATAGTCTCATTTAATGAGCGCATCTGGCGTGCAATATTGTCGCGCTTCTGTTCTAGATCATGTAGTTTTTCAACAGACATACTGTGTAACTCCTATAAAGTTTCAATGAAACGGTCAACCTGAGCGCGCCATTTTGCGGTTTCAGCCTTGCGTTGTTCAGTTAATTCATGGTTATTTTCGCCTTTCTTTTTAATCTCGTCAAGGCTTCTTGTTGTAGAGGTTGCTGCTTCATACGCCGGATAGGTGACAGGTGATACGTCATACAGTCGCTCAATCTTATGGATTTCGCGGACAATGACGCCTTCATCATCCTCATACCAGGTGTCGCCATTCTTTGCCACACGGAATGCAAAGCTTGATTGAGTAACATCTCCACGGCACATCGGCTCAATCACCAGATCGCGGATTGTCTGAGTGTTTGGCGCTTCGGGAATGTCATAACGAAGACCTGTATCGTCAATTGAAAGTGACATAGTGCGTAAGTTTCGCCCCAGTACATACATAGGATCGTGATTAAATAGCGCTCTTACGTCATCCTGTAGTACACCATCAAACGCACCCGGCTTGATAATCTCGACGAAACCGCCGAGATCGTTACTGCGAGAATTGAATACAGCACCGTAGCCAGAAATACTAGCGGGCTTGCCTTCTTCTTGTTGCGCTCGCACTTCGCAGTTTGTAAATGTTCTGAGTTCTTTACTCATTTGTTTGCACCTCTTCGTTGCTTGTTGGGGCCGTTTGCTCTGACTGAAAGCCTTGTTTGGCTTCATCAACTTTTAGATCCGCCTCTGCATCCATAAAGCGGACTGACTTAACATTCTGGCTAATTACCATTTCATCAAGGCCGTTAACAGGGTTCATATCCTCGAACGCACGAACTTCCTGACGAGAGTATACGCCGGATTGAATCATTTTATCATAGAATTCTGCCCTGTCTTTAGGTGCACCACGCAGTAACCCGGCCAAGTCAAATTTGACATAGTAGCCTTCTGCTCGCTCACTAATAGAAAACAGCTTGCGGGTAATCTCCTGCTCCCACGCCACAATCCAAGGCATCATAGTGTATTTAACGAACTGTAACGCTTGCTCAGAGATATTACTAAACGTTGCACGCTCTAGGTCACCAATCATGTGAGGCGGGACGTTGAATATCGAAGCAATCTCATTGCGACTAAGCTTGCGAGACTCCAAAAATTGCATGTCTTCAGGTGGAATAGTGAAGCTCTGATAGGTTAGCTCGGCAGGTAGTAACATAGTTCTATTACTGCTAGCGCTCATTGCGCCAGCTGCCTTGTTCCACATGGCTTTAAACCGCTCCCATGAGCCCTCATTAAGCTCCATTTTTGGTGAGACTGCACCAGTTGGACGACCGTTTGAGCCAAAGAAAGACTTTCCGTAGTCCTGCATAGATAGCGCCCAGCCTAACGCATCCGCATGCTGGCTGATGCGTGATCGTCCGATCTTCTCATCATAACCAACATCACGGATGTGGATCATGTCCTCTGGCTGAACAATGATCTGAGTGCCGTCATCATCATAGCTGTTGTAGTAATAGTGCTTCTGTCCGTTAGCACCAATACGGTAAAGCAATTGCGTTGCCCAAGGCCTAAGAGTCTTGAACTCAACAACACGTCCGCGACTGCGTACGATCTGAGTGTATGCGTTACCCCAACCAAGGCATCTAAATTGCTCTGTCTCGCGCCACTTATAGCTAGTTTGCCATATATTGGGCTCTAGCTTTAGCAGGTTAGAGGCTGGGTGATCTGTTGCTTTCTCGACGATATCGCCATTACGACGTAAAACGTGTAGCGGAAGCTGACCGAATGCACTAGCAATAACGTACATAGCGGAGTAAACAGAGGGCAGATTTAACGCACTTTGTGGGGTGGCGGTGTCAGTATCAAGAGAATCGCCGTTAGAAAAAGCTTGCTCTGTCTGCAAGCTAAGCGAGCGCTCCTCTTTGTTACCGCCAAAGTTAAACAGTCCCATTATTCACCCCATCTTTTCGCGATTGTTAATGCCAGTGTGGATATCCCGCCAACCATAAGAGCAATCGGCAGTCCCCACAGTAAATAAACGCCAGCGATTGCACAGCCAAAGCCGAACAATCCAAGCAAATCAAAAATAAACGATATCTTCATCAGCGTCATACCATTCGAAACCACCGCTTTGCTCACCTAAAATTAGACGACTAACAGCAGTAAATAAAGCACTTGCGCCGTCGATTTTGTTTTCGGGACGCTCCTTTAATGGAAATATATTATCATTTCTGTCCGGCTTTACACAAACATTAGACATCATCCATTCCATAACTGGATTGCCATCATGATGAACCCTGTCAGAGTAAATCATGGCTTCTGTCTCTTTCATTGCCTCGCTGAGGTTCTTGGTAGACTGCATGACCTCAACAATTGGATACCCATCAGCAGCCATGTTTAGCGACCATTGCGTGGTATTCCATGGGTCAACGCCAATCTCCTGTAGGTTGTCCCCAGCAAGCCACTCTTTCACCTCGTCGGTTATTTGGTCCTGATCGATAACAGCGCCGTCAGTCAATGTCAGATGACCTTCAATCTCCCACTTACGATATAGCTCGGCTTGTTGTCTGGTACACTGGTTTAGTCGGTCCTCTGGTAGCCAGAACTTGCAGTATATGTGCATGTGCTTGTCCTCGCTGTACCGGATCTTGATGGCCGCGGCGATATCAATCTTTGCGGCCATATCAACACCCACCCATGTTAGATCGGTTGGTCTTGCGTCACATAGCTTGCAGTCTTTCCATTTGTCCATATTTAGCCAGGTTTGTTCACCCCTAACCCAGATATTCATATGCTTAGTCAGGAAGTTTGGGCGGGCACTAACTTGCTCCTTTGCTTTCTTTGCAAGTCGTCGCAAGTCTTCCCATTTCTTTGCAATACCTAGCGCCGGGTTAGCCTTGAACCATACCGACTCATCAAATGGATCGTCATCCTCGTCCAGCGTGTAAATCGCCGCGAAGTAGCTATCATCATCGATGGTTTTTTCTAGAACCTTCTTGGCATAGTCTCGCTGCTCCATGCAGATACCATCAAGTATAAACCCAGCCGTAGTGATAGCAATGATGAGCGGTTGCTCTCGAGCACCTGTTGCGGTCTCGAGCACGTCCCATACGTCACGAGTCTTGTGCGCATGCAGCTCGTCGACAATGCCGCAATGGATGTTCTTACCGTCTAGCGTGTTAGCGTCCGCCGATAGCGGTTCAAACTTCGATGCGGTTTTGTGGTGGTGTATGTTCAGCTTGTGGTGGCCTAGCTCCCCGGACAATTCAGGCGATTTCATGATCATTGTCTTGGCATCGTCAAACACGATACGCGCTTGGTCCTTGGTGGTTGCGGCTGAGTACACTTCTGCACCGCCTTCACCATCAAACCCAGTCATGTATAAGCCGAGCCCAGAGCCTAGGAATGACTTGGCGTTCTTACGGGCAACCTCAACGTACGCAGTGTTAAAGCGCCGAGTCCATTGCTGCATTCCGTTGTCGGAAAGAGCTGGGATCTTACTGCCAGTGTCATCAAGCTTAAGATCTCCGCTCTCCTCATCCTCAAGCCAGCGCGGTTTCTGCCAGCCGATGATATTCATGATGATAAATGCGTGAAAATCCATCATATCAACAGGTTTTCCAGCCCATTTACCTTTAACGTGCTTGATATATTTGCAGTAAAAGAACACCACTTTAAACGCCTCATCGAAATTAAAGCGGATATCTGTGTCATAGTCATCACGTTCGAAGTCGTTAAACATGCGATTACACGCCGAGATGATGGGTTTACATGAAACCTTATCACCATCGATCACCGCTTTTGCGTACTCAAAGCCAAGGTAAAGCTTCTCGAACGCCTTAACAACTACCGGGTTTTCACTCGCATGGTGGGGATGAGCAAAGTACCACTCATCAAGCAACTGAAACGCTTTCATAAAACCTCTCAAGCGCCGCATTAGCAGCGCTGTTATAAACGCCGGATTGTTATTTGTATTTACGCGTCGTTGCCATAATGTCGTCGGTGATACTGTCCTCGTTATCATCCGATTTCTTAGCAACGATCTTACTCCTACTCGCCGGAGTCATTCCGAACTCAGTCAGCATAGCTCGAACCCGGTTCCATGCAGAAGCACGCGCCGCAACCGATGGATTAGCTTTGAGTAGTTGCTGTCCGTTGGTTCCTTCTACCCAGTAGTTGAGCCCGTTGCGCGCAATGTCGTCGCTTAACTCCCGGTACTCTACGTAGGCCTCGATTAGCATCTCTGCCGCTCTACTGTCGGTCTCCGTGATAATGCCGTATCGGTCAAGCTCCTGACACATGTCGTTGTAGTACGCCTTTGCTTTCTCAGAAAAATGCTCGGGCGGCTGGTGGTATCCGTTCGGCGGTGTTGGCTCGTCGTGATTAACTGGCCTTGCGTGTGAGGGGTTTCCCTCTACCGCTCTTAAGTGAGACGGCTTGCGTGGTGGTGGCATCTTATGGCCCTCCCTTATGCTTTTGTGGGGTTATTTGACACTATTATATAACCATAAATGATCCAAAAAAAAGGATTAAGGTTCTGGGGAGGGGTAAATAAAACTGAACGGCGTTCTCATTTCTTACCCTCTCT